GCCGTGTATATCTTTCAGGCTTCTTGCTCTTCTTGTGGCTGAAGCCTGCGGTTATATTCGAATTTATTTGAGCCAACACATCGAAGATGTCGGCAAGTATGATGTTTGTTCTTAGTCTTGTTCCCCAGTCTTCTACTTCCGGGTGAAGTTCTCGAAACAACGCCGAGTCCACCGATAGATGCTTGACAAACGAACCGAAGGCTCCCCAACTTAGGGAGCCTCCAATATCGCCTATCTCGATTCCGACTGAAGAAATCAAGTCATGGTTAATCGCCTCACGATGTTCTTCAATGAACCTTCGGAGGCTTAAGATTCCCCCACTGATGCACCTGCTGCTTCCTGCGTAGCATCTTTCCATGCCTTGACAAGCTGCACGATCTCATCAGTGAGAAGTCCGTTGAAGACATCTTCGGGAATATATTCCTTGAAGAACTCAATGACCTTCTCGTCCGTTCTCATGTTCTTTAGTACCAAATATGGAACACTTGTAGCGAGTGGAATTGAATAGGTCTCGTCTCCGATAGTTGCCTTCAATACTTCAATCTGTTCTTTTTTCTTGATCGTAACTTCAGCCATTTTTGAAATCTCCTTTTCTATTAAGACTCAATGTCTCCTTGGTCTGTTACCTGTACCCAGTCACCCTGGATGGTGATATCGAGCTCAACAGCATCATCACCCTTATAGTTGATGTCGCCGAGGTCACTGATGAGACCATTCGATGTGCCTACATAGGTCATTCTCTCTCCATCCTTCATTAAAAAAAGAAAGGCAGCAGGATCGGGTTTGCTGTCAAGGTTTACCTTGAGAAGCGTACCGTGATCAACTGTAGCGGCCGTCTTAGTCACGTTAGAAGAGCCGAAAACAGTCTTGAGAGTGCTCTCTGTGATATCCATGATCTTGCCCTTTATCGTTCCGGGATCAGAACCTGGGATAGTTCTCTTGGGCTGAAGTGCCCAGTTCTTCAGCGTCTCACTGTCACGAGATGTAAAAGTGATACCGTCTGCATCGATATCTCCGACAATGGTCCAACTAGTGAGCGTGTCTGTCGGATACGCTGGCAAAGCAGTTCCGGCCGGAGCCGTGTAGAACATACCGGAAGCATATCCGCCTCCAAGCATAACATTATCTGCCATTTAATTTACCTCCTATTTATTATCGTTTTTTCTTGATGTGCCACTATGTTTAACCTCGCAGAGCACATCGCGAGGTCAGGTCTCACGGGATCAGTACCCCATGAACCTGAAGAATTGACTGCCACCATTCTGATAGCAGTCGTTTGATCGTCTGATATCTTCTTCAATACGCCGATCGCGTTCCTCAGAAGTTCGTCTGCTTTCTCTTCGTTCTCTGCTCTGGCATCGAGAACGATGTCAAATGAGTCGATGGTGTTCTTATCAGAACCACCGACTCTCTGGACTTCAATACAAGGAACTTTGAACTTCGCAGGAAGAGGTCTACAATAGACGACGAAGTAATCAGTCAAAGCGAGTCTGACGATGTTTTCTATATCAACGCTTCTTCGTATTTCCATATCACACCGCCCTGCTTAATGCTTTATTCTCGGATTCAGCTCTCACACTAGCCTCATCGGTCGTAGCTACACCGGCGACCCATCTGGTCGGCTTCTTGACTGCGTTAGCCGTATAGCCTTCAGATGGTTCCGTGATATTAGCTGTCGCTGTTGTTGCGATTCGTTCAGCTTGCGAAAGAACCAATTCTCTTACACCTTCCGACGTGTGTATCTCAACGAATCCCGCATCTATCCATTCGATACGAACATTTTTTGCCATAATTAACCCTCCCATCTGACGAGGTTGAGCTGAATATGGCTCGTTCTCATGGCTCCAGTCCATACTTTAGGCTCTCCGTTAATCTCGTATGTCTCGCCTTCATATATGACGCGGTCGCCTGCAGATACCGCCGTTCCTTCCGGAATGTATGCCGTCCAACCCTGATTGATTCCCAGAACTCGTCCGTCCTGCGACAGTCCTGCCGATGCAGGCTGAACGGAGCAGCCGGCTATATCAGTGCTTGATACAGGGTGTTCCCAGTCATATACAGTAGAACCTCTTGAAGTGGTCGTTCCTGGCTTAACTATTGTTAGCGTCTGGCTACACCATGAAGGGAGCATATCAGCACCCCCTTTTCATAAGGTTAAGAGCATCTATCTTCTGAACCCTCAATCCCAGTGCTTTCAAATCTGACGGCCAGAGCTTGATAGCTCCGCTTGAGTTAGGAAGTGTGTATGACTGCGTGACACCGCCTGCGCACTCACTATATGAGGTAGCGGGTAACTGAGTACCGGGAGTGTTAAGCTCTCGCATAACTACATCGCAGACTACGCTCTTCGCCACATCCGCGAGGATAGGTGTATCAACGATCATTTGATCGTAGTCTCTGCCTGTTCTCTGTGCCTCAACTCTGATCAGATTACTAATGATCGGGATGAGATATCCTGCTCTGGTCTGCTCTTCAGAGGTGAGAGATCTTTTGAGATTGATAACGTCTTGAATTGTTGCATAATCTGACATTTTCCTCGCCTCGTCACTTCTTTGTTTTTCTTGCGGTTCTTTTTCGTGCCGGAGTTTTCTTGACATCTTCTACGGACTCGGCGGTTGGCACCGTTGGTGCCGGTGTAGCCTTTTCAGGCTTCTTGGCATCAACGGGAACCCACAAACCCCCAAGTTCGGAGTCAACATTCACGACCGCTCCGGTCTTAACGTTACGGTAACGCATTAGGACTCAGAGGACTCTATTCTTGCGAAAGCACTACCGTCAAGAATAGCCCAACCGATCCATGCTTCTGCACGGAGATAAACCTGATTGTATCCCTTAAGGTCTGCAGCTGTGTTATCTGGATCACCATACTCGATAACATCGAAGTTGATGATGTCTGCATAGCCCCACTTGAAAGCGTTCTGGAAGTCTCCTGCATAAGCATACTCACCCGCTACAACGGAAACTGTGCTGTTGATGTCAACAGGAACGCCGTTGATGGATGCAGGTGCATTACCCCAACCAAGCTCAGGGTACTGCTTAACGCCGTTTACCTTTAGCTTAGCAAGGTCTGCCGCGAAAGTCTTGCTCATGGCGATGCCGTTGAAGTCGTAGTCACCGATAGCGGCTACAGCAGACTCGATGTTTGCTTCAGGATTAAGAGCTGAATATTTGACTGGAGTCACATGCTCATTAGTGTCGAAGGAGTTCTTGCCGATCAAAGCTGTCGCGGCTGCACCCGTTGCAGGGTTTGTGCCGTGCATAGCCATGATGTCAAGACCACGAGCGATCTTGCCAGCGAATGACTCAGAGAAAGCTCTGAGGTATTCTAGCTGCTTCTCTTCTGAACAACGAATGAACTCGTCAGATACTCTCTGACCGTATTCAATCTTGAGAGGAACCATCTTGATGGTGTCATTAGATCCAGAGTGAGAACCCTTCTTCCCACCCTCTGCTACGAGGTTGACCTCTCCGCTCATGGAGAAGACCATAACGTCTGTTCCTGAAAAAGCGATAGGTGTCTGCTCTGCTAACTTAGCGATAGAAGACTTCCCCTTCGCGCCTGTGAATACCTCTCTCACCAATTCGTGAGGGAATTTTGTTGATGTGAATGCCATGTTTTACATCCTCCTTAAAAAATTAATCGTTTTTGATCGCGGACAAAACTGACTTGAATGCCGTCTTTGACGGATCAAGCTTTTCGCCCGACTCTGGGTTCTTAGTCGGGAGCGGTGCGCCGTTTCCAACTAGCTTCTTTAGGGATTCCGCGTCAGCTCTGATAGACTGCTCGTCTTCTCCGCTGATACGGCCTATCCATTCGTGTGAAAGCCCCACCTCGTGAGCTATCCGGCTCTTTAACGAGGCCGTCTCGTATGCTGTGTTCTTCGCTGTGAGGTCTTCAATGGTCCGAGCGTCAGTTTCACGAGCCTTCTTGTACTCTTCGAGAGTCTGTTTAGCTTCTTCGAGTGCTTTCTGATGGTCAGATGGTGAGATCCAACCTTCATAGCGCTTGTTGGTCGCTTCGCGCTCTCTCTTCAAGCGTTCCTTGACGATGTTGTCAAGCTCTTCCTGTGTCTCAATGGCCTTGAATGTGCTTTCTGTTGTTTCTAACATGTTTTTTGTCCTTTCCCCGATTTCAATCCGTCTCGGTAAACGTAATTTAATAACTAACGCGTTGCTTTTTGGCCGCCTTGACCGTGTCGCAAGCGTGAGTCGCTAATACTGTAGCCTCTATCAGAGCGACTTCGATGTCGTCGTCTAGAGTCTTATAGCCGTAGCCGCCGCCGGAACCGATTGATCGGTGCTGGCAGTTAACTACGCTCTGTCTTAGTCCAGGTTGCCCTGAATGACAAAGCGTCTTGTTAGCTATGGCGATCTCGAAGTCTGACGATGCCTGAATGACTTCCTTAACTGTCGCCGCGTTCGCGTTCTTGAGCTTTTGCTCTTTGCATTCCCGGAGGAATGTCTCAAGCCCGGAAGCACCGTCTACCAAGACTGCTTGCACTTTGCACTTCATTAGGAAGTTGATGATCCAGTCGTTACCGTCTCTCTGGTTCCTACAATCAATGGCTTCGACGAATATCTTGCCGTCATCGGTCTTAGCCGCGACTGCGAGAACCACGTTCTGGCCGTCACGCCCGAATTTGACACCTGCGAATATCGGAGGCGCGAGCTTCGGCGTGACTTCCACCTTGAGTTCATCCCAATCGGGAGCTGCTATGGCGGATTGTTGACTGTATTTGATCCAGAGCCCTAAGCGTTGAATATTGAAGTCCAGATCATCGCCGTTTATCTCGTCTTGGATTATTCTCTCGGTGAGGATCGTTCCAAGTGATGGCGATGTCGCGTACCACGCGTTCTTGTCCTTAACATCGGTCTTGTGGTCAACTGACCACTCCGC